GGGGCTTGGCGACTGGCGCCCCGGCTCAAAGACGCCCGGAAGCTGGGGCATGTTCAAGGCCACCGTCAGGAGCCTGTGAAATGAAGGGCGTCATGTTCAACGGCTCCCCGACAGGGGCCGATGTCCGCAAACTGCTGGATGCGTTCGGCGCCCCGCCCGTGGGCTGGGAGGTGACGCACGAAGCCGTGGCCGATGTGCTGGGCGTCGAGATCGGCGGCCACCGCTACCGAACCGTAATCGCCGCTTGGCGAAAGACGCTGCTGGACCGCTACGATGTCGATCTCGGATCGGTTCACGGAGTCGGCTACCGCGCCCTGAATGCGCAGGAGCGCGTCGATATCGGCATCGCTGGCAGCAGGGTCGGGATGCGAAAGATTCTGCGCTCAGCGCGTCGCGGAGACCGCGTGGTGACTGAAGACCCGATTTTGTGCCACAAGCAGGCGGTTCAGCGCCGCCTCGTAAATGTGTTGACTAGGGATTTTCAGGATGCAATAAAAGAATTTTCTGTGCCATCATCTGACAGACAACAAAAGCGGCTCCCGCCGCCTGGAGAAGCAACGTGATCCTCGAAACCGCCACCCAGCGCGATGCGGACTGGTACGCCGCCCGCATTGGCAAAGCCACGGCGTCCCGGTTCAAGGACGCCATTGCTACCAAGAAGCAGACTGAAAAGCAGAAGAAGGACAACCTGCCCGGCGACCCCATGCAGGCGCAACTTGACTATCTCACCGAACTGGTAGTCGAGCGCCTGACGCAGCAACCCATCCAGCGCTACGTTACCTTCGCCATGCAGTGGGGCACCGAGCAGGAGCCCGCAGCGCGTGCGGCCTACGAGCGCGCAACCGGCACCAGCGTCGAGGAAACCGGCTTTGTCGCCCACGACACGCTGCTGGCGGGCTGTTCGCCTGACGGCTTAGTGGACTGGGACGGGCTGATTGAGATCAAGTGCCCGTACAACAGCGCCGTCCACGTTGAAACGTTGCTGCGTGGCATGCCGGCAGAACACGCCGCACAGGTGCAGGGCCAGATGTGGATCACTGGCCGGCAGTGGTGCGATTTCGTCTCCTTCGATCCCCGGATGCCTGAGCCGCTGCAACTGCACATTCAGCGGATCAACCGTGACCCTGGCTTCATTGCTGACCTGGAAGCCCGGATCACGATTTTCCTGCAGCAGGTCAGCACCCAAGTCGAGGCGCTGCGGCGTCTCGCGGAGCAAAGAAAATGAGCACTGAGAAGCCCAAGCGGCCCTACGTCCGCACCGTCAAGGTCTACGTCGTGAGCCACCCCGACCACATGGACCGCCTGATCCGCGCCATCTCCGGTCCAGAGGCGATCCGCTACGCATCGTCGGGCTACGAGGCCAAGCTCGCCACGCAGGACGACATCATTGCCCTGATGGGCGGCGGCACGCCCGTCGAGACGACTGTGGCGGCATCCAACGTCCCCGGCGTGGACGACGACGGCATGCCTGCCGGCCTGACTGACTGAATCCACGGGGCGGGAAACCGCCCCATTTCGGAGAACACCCATGACCCGCAAAAAAGAACCGCCCCCTTCGCTGGAAACCTCTGCCGCAGAGTTCTTCCACCCCAACAACATGCGCTTCGGTGCTGCTCGCATCCTGTGGGCGCAAGCCTGCACGCTGCGCAACGGCATGGCGCTGCCGGAAGGTTGGGTTCTGCCCGGTGGCCGGCGCACCCAAGACGCAGCCGCCGCAATGGCTGCCGCAGAATACATTGATCGCGTCAGCCGCTGAGGAGCAAACGTGCAAATTCCCAATCTAGCCGGAGTTGCCACGGACGATCTGGTGGAAACCATCGGCGCCGGCAGTTTCAAAGCCTCCTACATCAACTGGTCGCGCACCTTGCAGCTTCTGCGAGAACACGCGCCCGGTTGGCTGCCAGAGACGGTTCCCAATGCAGAGGGAAGCCTGCTGCATGCGGCGCCTGTTGGTTGTTATTTGCTGATCCGTTTCCGCAATGGTGAGCAGGTCACGCCCGCAGTCCCGCAAGCCGTCATGGATGCGCGTAACGCCGCAATCCAGCGCGACAAGATTACGGCTCGAGACCTGACGGACACGCATCGTCGAGGCGTTTGTTTGGCGGCGGCTATGACGTTTGGCCTTGCTTACGAGCTATGGGCCAAGCTGCCGTTGGAGTCCGGTCACGAGGAGGACAAAAAGGAAGAAAGACAAGAGCGCCGCGTCACGCCCAAACCGCCGGTAGCGCCGCCGCCGCCAAAGCCTCCTGTGGCACCGCCGCCGCCCGCGTCTACGGTAAGCGTCAACGCCCTGCTGGAGCAGATTGAGCTTGCCAGCACGATGGAGGGCCTAGAGTTGCTTCGCATTGACATCAACCGGCTACCAAAGGGAAGCGAAGAACGAAAGCAAGTCATTGAGGCGGCAACTCGTCGCACCAACCAGATCCGCGCCGAGGAGGGCACCGTATGAGCACCCCAGTGATGACCCAGGCCGAGGCGGCGCTGCACTACAGCCTGCAGGCCGTGCAGGACATGTACGCCGTCGCTGACGACCGAGCCCGAACCGCCCGCGAGCACATCGACCGCCTGCTGGTGGCGATCTACGAGCTTTCGTTCCCGCTGCTGAGCCACCCGGAGCACGGCAAAGCCGCCGGCAAGGCGCACGACATCGCTGCTGACATTGAGGACTGGTGGTTTGCCGAGGAGAGCACTGATGACGACGAATGACGCCCTGCTGACTGAGCAGGAACTTGCCGAGCGATGGCGGGTGGCCAAGCGCACCGTGCGCCACTGGCGCGCCAATCAGCGCGGGCCGGCGTTCATCCGGCTCGGACGCACCCAGCAGGGGCGCGTGATGTACCGGCTTGTCGATGTGCTGGCCTATGAGGCTCGGCAGAGGAAGGAGGAAGCGGAATGAACACCTTGCGCGAAGCTGCCCAGCAGGCGCTGAAGGAGAAGAACAATGGCTGACAAACCCGAAGCCCTGCGGCTGGCTGATTTTCTTGACGATCAGTACGACCCGTCGCACAGCCTAGAAGAAGCCGCAGCCGAACTGCGCCGGTTGGTTGCGGTGAATCAGGAACTGCTGGGGACGTTGAACAACATTGAAGTTTCAACCCACGACGCAATGACCGCAGCACTAGCCCGCGCCGCCATCGCCAAAGCAGAGGCCCAGCCATGAAACTCCGCGCCTTTCTGCGCGGCTTCGCCAACGGATTGACGCTGCTGCCGCTGTGGCGGTGGATTAGGGGAATGAGATGACCAACGCCGAACTTGACACCATGTGGTTTCAAGCGCAGCACGACGCCATCAAGGCGGGTGAGGATTTCACGCGGTATCGATTCGCCGCTTTCGTCGCCGCAGCCCAACGCGAAAAAGTCGCCCACTGGATGCGCAGCCTGGGCTACGCCACCGGGCACGGCGACACGACGGAGGATCTGCTGGGCGAACTCCGCGCGCAGATTACGGAGAGGTTGCTGATGGAGCGCGCCGCCTGCGCCGACATCTGCGACCAGCATGCCAGCATCGAGGGCATTGCGCAAAAGTGCGCAGCAGAAATCAGGGCGAGGAGCAAGACATGACTAACGACGAAATCGCCACCCTGATGAACGACACTGCAGGCCAGCACTGGGGCGACGAGGCGCACTTCCAGCGCTTCGCTGTTGCGCTTGAAAAGCGTTTTGAGGCGGCGACGAAGTTTGTGATCAAGCTGGCAATGGAAGCAGAGCGCGAGAACGGCGCAGCCGCCGAACGCCAGCGCTGCGCCAGGGTTGCCCGCCAGTGGGACGTAGACTGCCCGAACACAAACTACGGCGGGTGCATTGCCCGTCTTATTGAAGGAAACAACCCATGAAACCCAGCCACCTCACCACCCCACGCACGCTGGCCGACTGCACGTTCACCACGGGCTACAACATCGCGGAGCCGCGTTCGCGTTACATTCCAGCGCCCGCAGTTATCATTGCGTGCATCGCACTGGGAGCCCTGCTATGGACGTTGCTCTGACCATTGACATCATTGTCTGCGCCGTGCTGGCCGCTGTCGGCGTGTTGCTGTTATGGCCGCAGCTATGAGCCGCCTTCCCACCGGCTGCGACCAGCAGGGTCGCTATCCCGAGGCTGCCGAAGCCTGCACAGAACTCGAAGCCGAAGACCCGGAAACGTTCCCCGAAGCGTTCTGGGTCTGGCTTGCCCTGACGGCAATCGTTGTTACGGTGCTGGTGGCCGACTTGGTGCTGAAATAGCGGCGTGGTCTACCTCAGAAACAGCGCACGTTCGTCCCTGCGCCGCTTGACAAGACCCGTGAGTTCCTTGCCGCCAGCCTTGGTCCACTGCATGAACGCATCTGCGGCCCCCTCGATGTCATCGCGGTTCGCCTTCATGCGGATCTGGCTGCGCTGCAGATTTCCTAACCCTGCGTTGTACGCAAAAGAGACCAGAGCGTCGAAGCGCCCTTGATGACCAGCACAGCCGGGAACCAGACGAAGAACACCTCGTTCAAAAGCAGTGACGTCAGCGTCGAAAAGCGCATCGATCTCTTTCTTGGACCAGACACGGTTGTGCTCTGGACGTAGCGGGTAGTTCATGCGGATGAACCCAGTGTAGCCTTCTTTGCGAACCATGGGCAGTTGGATCTGGTCCTGATACAGGACGTGCCCGTACCCGACGGTCCAGATGTGCGCAGGGCACAGATAGGGTCGGGTTCTGTAGCCCTCGTACCTGTGCATCAGCGCAGCGCCCTCCGGGCTGAGCTTCACTTCTTGCTCCACTGCCTGCTGCCGAACCAGAACCCGATGATCCCGCCCAGCATGGCCATCTCGTCCTCGCTGAAGATGATTGCCGTCACCCGGATCAGGTCATCCACCGACTGGATCAGGCCCGGATGCTTCCAGACGTACAACGTCAAGGCCGCATTGATCAGCACCAACTCGATGATGAAGATGTAGGTCACGGTCGGGCGCACCGTGCCGACATAGTTTGCCACCCAGCGGCTGGCCTTCTCCAGCACCTTCTCATCGTGCCTGAGCGCAGCCTCGGTCATCTGCGCCTCAGTCTGCATCGCAACCTGCTCGACGCGGATCTCCTCCATCTTGGCCTGGGAGGCGTATCCCTGGGCTGCAAGCTGGAGTTCACGCTCGGTCTGAAGACGCGCCAGGGCAATCTCGTGCTTCTGGTCGCTCTTGTTCTGGAAGAACTCCAGCAGCTTGGGCAGGCCGCTGATCAGCAGACCGCCGAGGGTTGAAAGCAAACTGAGCATTAACTGA